TTCAATCTTATCTTTATATTTTTTCATTTTATTCAAAAAAACTTTCTAATGTTGCTCCTGTATTTCTTTCAACATTATCTTTATTATATTCTACTTCTTTTGTTAACTTAAATGGCATTATATTTGTTAATGTGTATGATGAATCACCAGGTCTTTTAATCTTCCACACTAAATCTTTGTCTTTTGGATAATTTAAATTCCAATCTACTGTACTTTGTTTTAAAAATTTTCTCATCTTTTTATTCATAGGTAAAATATATCTAAACTGTTTACCTTTTACTCTACTTAATCTTAATTGTTTTAACTGTTTTGGATTAGGTCTACTGCCATATTTGTAGTTATGTGTATTAGGTAATTGACTTTGTATAGTTCTAGGATGTACCTTCTCACCTTTATCAGTAACATAAGTATCTGTCCATATAAACCCACCATATAAAAAATTAAATGCTTGATATACATATCCTGGTTTACCTACTAGACCATCTGCCCAAGTAAATAAAAATTTAATTGTAGTATTTTGTTTTAACCAAGTTAATACTTTTGATAGCATTTGTGTTTCAGAATTTTTGCCCATACTATCGTCCATACACATCTTACCTATCTCATAATAATCTGTAGTATCTAATGTCGGAAACAATTTTTGTATTGTATGTTTAGGTCTTGTACCCCAACCAAAAGTTACCACGCCTTGTAGTACATCATCAACATAATACCCACAATAATGTTTAGTTAGTTTAGGCATAACAGGAGAGTAGTGCCTTGACATAATAAATTCCGTTGCAACATATTTTGTAATTTCTTTTATCATTCAAAAAAACTTTCTAAACTTGCTTCACGTTCAAGTTTCCATCCAATAGAATCTAAAATAAACTTCAATGGATCTGTAAACGTCTTTTCAAATTGTGTATCATAATCAACATATTTGTGAAGATTAAATTCCTCTGGTATTCTTGTAGAGAAAGAGATTACAGTATCTTTAATTGTATTAGGTTGTTTTAACATTAAAAATTTAATTTTATCACCATCTTTAATAAGAGGATATTTCATTTGTAATTTGTTTCTGTATATGTAATGGTTATAAATCAAACCACCTTTAACGTGAATAGGAGTTCCTTTCTTATAGATTGAAGATGAATCACTATACTTGTTTAAGTTATTACAAGACCTAGGAAATGCAACCTCTTCAGGAGATAATTTTTTAAACACTTCTTTAAAATCATTTACAAATTTAATTAAGTCTTCTTCACTTTTATTCATTATCATTCTTATAGCTTCTTTAATCTTACCACGACAAACTTCAGGTGTAGATGATTTAACAGCCTCAACACCCATAATTTTTAATTTAGGTGTATCAAATCTAATACCTTCTTCATCAAATACATTCATCATATATCTTTTTTTAGCAACCCATATACCTTTGTTAGCAATTGCCTCACGTTTCATAATCATTTTCTGTTGATAAGCATTTACATACTTGGCAAGATTTTCAAAACTCTTATCAATTACTTTTTGTATTTTATCTTCAGCAGCCTTATCAATAAAGTCTGTAATTTGTTTTATTGTTTTATCTTTACAAACCTTCTCAACAAGTTTATCTAATTTAAGATAGATAGAATCTGTGTCGGATGCTACAACATAGTTTATATTGTCTGTATTTAAAATCTTATTCATAAACTTATTGACATCTCTTTCAACCCAACGAATAGATAACTGACCACCAAGTGTAATCGCTTCTGCTTGTTTTACATCAAAATATCTAAAGTATTGATTGCCAATAGCACCGTAAGCACTATTCAATGCAATCTTTTTTGCCATTTGAATATTATGACATCTACTTATTTCATTCTTATAGATTGGGTCTTTTGTTTTTTGAAATTCCTTTTTAGCTTCTATCGCTTTCTTTTTAAATATAACCCTATCACTATACATCTTCTCCATTAATTCTGGAAGAAAGCCTTGCTTATTTCGTTTAAACATAGCACCATTTGGTGCAATAGTTACATCTTTGGACTGTGCCCAATTCAAATCTAGTTTTTCATTTAAAAAATTTTCAACACCAACTGTTTGAGGTTGTACACCTACAAACATTTCAGGACTAATATTGTATTGCATAATAAGATGTGGATATAGAGAGTTTAAATCAAATGAAACAATCCAATTATGTAAACCTAGTTGTGGGTCTTTTACATATGCACCTTCGTATTGTGAATCTTTTTGTTGGTCTTCTCTTGGTGGGATTATAATATTCTTTTTAAGTAAATGATTATAGATTAAAGTATCCCAACATCTAACTTGTGAATACACATCATTATAATTTACTTTGTAATCATAAGCCATTGTTAAACATAACTCAATCAATCTCATCTTATCTTCCAATCTATCAACTAATTCAACATCTTGGATATTATATTCAATAAACTTTTGATAATCTTTTGTATAGAAATCTTTAAATGTTTCGTAAGGATTGTCTAACTTTTCTTCGCCTAGTTCTACCTTGGCAATGTAATTTAGTTTGTAAGACTCTTGTCTGGTGTATGTAAACTTTTTATATAAATCAAAATAATCTAATATAGAAACACCAAGTATGTTCCAATACTGTTGATTTTTTTGTCCGAGTTGTATTCGGTCTGCATTAACATAATTCCATGGTGAAAATTTATTAATCGTATCGTTATCAAATATAAATCTCATACGATTCATTAAATAAGGTATGTCAAAAAATTTAACATTCCAACCAGTAACTATATCAGGATGATTTTTACACCAAAATTTTAGAAACTCTAACAATAAATGTTTTTCATTCTGACATTTTATATAAGTCACGTTAGATTTTTTAGAAATAAAGTCGCCAGATCCCCACGTTAATATCTGTTTATTACTATGATTTTTTACAGTAATACAGATAATGTTCTCTTTTGCAGTATCAGGATCGGGAAAGCCGCTCTCACACTCGGTTTCTATATCAAGTGTGAATATCTTAATATAATCTTTGTTCCATCTCATATCATCTCTATACGTGTCTGCTATGTACTGATAGTTGTATCTATTCATACCAAAGATTTTATACTCTGGTATGGTACTATACTCACTATAGAAATGTTTTGCCTTTGATATAGAATCAAATCGCTTTTCTTTAAGATGTATGCCGTCTAGTGTTTTGTAATTCGTTTTTTCTTTTGTAGGTAGATATAGTTTAGGACTATAATTGATACGGCTCAAATATGGCTGACCATTATTGACACCTCTAATAAGGAGTTTACCCTTATATTCAATAACGTTTGTATAAAAACTGCTTGCCAAATTCATAATATATTATAACAAAAAAAAACTAAAAAGTCAATGTTAAGTAATGATTGATTTTTTAGGGGTTACTAACTGACCAGTATTTGTCTGATAAGCATTTACCATATTGGTATCAGGTGTTGATTCTGCTATAATATTGTTTTTGTTAACTTTGATAACTTCATCTTTTGTATAAGGTATGTAAGGATGAAATCCTATTTGCATAGGTTTGCCTGGTTGTCCTTGCATTGGAATTAATACAAAAGGTTTTTTGATTGCTTGTACAGCTTCAGTTGTGTCTTCTTTAACTGGTGTACCAATCACATCCTCACCTGTTGTGAGTCTGTATAATCTAATCATAATATACTCCTATTCAGTTTTTGTTTCTTCAGTAGATTGTTTTTTTCCTATGTTATATTTCGCTTGTAAATTCCATTCACTCTTTTCTTTAAAAGCAATAATCTTAATTTGTGATAAAGGTGCTTTGTTTTCAGCAGCTTCTGGTTTGACTATTGATAATAAATTCCAATCTTGTAATAAAACTGATATTGTGTTACGTCTTTGTACATCATTCTCAACTAAAGTCGCCTTCTTGCCATCTAAAGCAAAAAGTTCTTTGAAATGTACTATGTAATATTTTCCTTGTTTGTGTAATATGTGGCACGATTGAAATAGAGTTTTATCTTTTCTACTTGCAACGCCTATTCGGGATAAGGTTTCCCTAATCTTTAGAAAGTCATCTGGCTGTTTGAGTGTAACCTCTAACATCTGCTCAGGTGACCAATCAAAACTTTCGTCACTCATCTTTTTCTCCCACCCTTATCTAACTTCTCTTTGATAAAGTTTAATTGTTTCGTGTTCAGTATGTCAAGGGCTACTTTTGCTTTCGCATTACTATAACCATAATATTCTTTTACATACTCTAAATTTTTAGACTTAGCAGTAGTTGTCCACTTGCCACCAAATCTTTTTCGTTTTCTTATAGTATTTAGAAGAAACTGGAACTGTAAACGCTTGTCTAGGCCATGACGAAAATTCATCTCATTCGCCATCATTATTGCGTCCACGTGTTGCGATAAACAACGATTTATTACGTAGGGTGGGTATTTCTTTTCCCAGGTTAGGTCATCTCCATCTAACAGATTAACCTTTGTCCAGTTAATTGCGTTAAGATAATCACTCAATTTATATTCAATCATAATATACTTTCTGGTGCCGCTTCACGGATTTGAACCGCGGACCTACTGATTACAAATCAGTTGCTCTACCAGCTGAGCTAAAGCGGCTCAACTTATTTACGGTTTTTGCCTCTGCCCATATAGTGTTCTGAAGGTTCATAGTTCCATTTGTGTCCGTGATGGCCTCTAACATCGGCATACCACATTCTTAATTTCACTATCATTACTCTCCATAATGTTCTCTTTGCCATTTTATATTTCTTTACTCTATTTAAATTTACATTCTGCCATGATTTGTGTCAGGCACGCAACCATATTTATCTCGTGGTCAGCCACAAAGGCTGATTTATATTGGTAATCTGCAATCGTCAATACGGCTGCAGGGATAGAAGATGGTTGAAGATGTTTATATAGAATATCGTAAATGCCAGTGAATAGAGATGACGGATCTTTGTCTAGGTTTTGAACAACCCATTTACGCATATCGCCAAATCTTTTCTCTTTTAATAACTTGACTAACTCTTTGTTATTGATTTCTGATAAAGATACAAGTATACCACTATCAATCTTACCTCTTACAGAATAACGTTGTAATTCGTTTATCGTTCTTCTAAAGTCTGGATAATGTCTTTGTACTAATTCAGCAATAACTTTCTTATCATAACCTATCTGCTCTTCATCTAATAGTTTAATTAGACGTAGCATAAATGCTGTAGCAGTTTTTACTTTTTGACCATTCGTAATACGAAAATCAATACAAGTACAACGACTATGTAAAGCAGGTATAATCTTATTCTTAAAGTTGCAAGTGAATATAAATCTACAATTTTTATAAAACGTTTCAATAAAGTTTCTTAATGCAGGTTGAACACTATCAGCATTCATATAATCTGCCTCGTCTATAATGACTACTTTATGTGTGTTAGTATCGTCTAGCGACACGGTAGACGCAAAGTTTTTAATTGTAGTACGTAAGGTATCAATATGCCTACCTTCATCTGACCCATTAATCATAATGTAATCAGCACCTAATTCTTCACATAAGGCACGAGCAACAGTTGTCTTGCCCGTACCAGCAGTTCCTGAAAGGAGAAGGTTAGGTAATTCTTTTTGTGAAAGAAACTTTTGAAATGTAGTTTTAAGGTCTTCGGTTAAGATACATTCGGATATTTTTCGTGGACGGTATTTTTCAACCCATAGAAAATCTGACATATTACCACCTTAAAATGTTGAGTCAGCTTCTAAAGCAATCCAGTATTGTACTTTAACCTTTTTGTTTATGAAATGAGCAATCTTTGCTTTTGATAACGCAATATCATAATCACCAGGAATAATTTTCATATTCTCGGCCTTAATATATGCAGTAAACTCTATATTAGTTTCACCTACAACTATAGATGATTCATTTGAGTTACTATTCTTCTTATCTAAAGCGACTAATTTAATTTTGCCACCTTCACCTTTAAATGCAATATCAGGTAGACTTAAATTTGTATATAACTTTTTAACCTTTTCAAAATCATCACTCTTTAATGTAAAAGAAACTGTTTGATCTGGCATTGATATTGATTTAGAAGGATATCTTAATGTAGATTTATCAGCAAAAGCATATCTCGCTGATAGACTAGATTTCTCATCTGTTATTTTTAGATTTGTTGTTCCGTTAAACTTCAACACAGGTTGTGTAAAAGAATCTAACGCTCTTAAAAACTCTGGTAAATCATATACACCAAATTCAGATTCAAATTCATCTTCAACATTGGCTTCTGCCATAATGTTTTTCATTGTAGAAACTGTACTTAATTTCTTACCAGGTTTAAATAAAATATTAGCATTTATGTCCGAGAAATTTCTCAAAATGCCTATTGTATTATCACTTATTTTCATTTCATCTCCTTATCATAATTTAATAATAGTATAACATAGTGTACTGCCTTCAATAAGTCAGCACGATTATGTCCGTTTTTCTTCCCATACCTACACAAATATTTAATTGCATTTGCATGGCAAAAATCTTTTCCAATGTTTAGTGTTTTTAATAAGTCTAAAACTTGAAAGCCTTTTTGGTCACTTGAATAGTGTTGGCCATAAGTTGACTTAATATAATCACCGACCTCTTTTAATATTTTGTCTTCATTGTATTTCATAATATAAGTATATCATTATATTGCGTTTGAGTCAATACTTGACGATTGTAAATATTTTAGTACACTCTCTGGTGAACTAACAGTATATGGATCATCCACAACGTTATCCCCTTTACCAGGTTCTACAAACATTTCTTCAACGACACCATCATTGATTATAGCTGCATATCTCCAAGATCGCATACCATATCCTGCACCAAATTTCTCTACAAGCATATGTGCCTTATCAGCAAACTCGCCGTTACCATCTGGTATAACTTTTACGTTTTCTAATTTTTGATTTTGTGCCCAAGCATTCATAACAAACGAATCATTTACTGACATACAATATATGTTATCTATGCCGTGTTCTTTAAATACGTTATGTAGTTTTTCGTATCCTGGCAATTGTTGATTAGAGCAAGTAGGTGTAAATGCTCCAGGTAATGCAAATAGTATTACTCTTTGGCCTTTAAAATATGTATCAGAATTGATTGTCTGCCACTCGCCTAATTCTCTTACTTTAAAATCTACGTTTGGTATATAATCACCTTTTTTCATAATTTATTTCTCCTTATTCATTTTATAGACTCATTATATACTAAAAAGGGCGACTTGTCAATAAGCCGCCCTATCTATGATATTGTTATTTAATATCTATTGTTTTCGCTTTTTTGTGTTCTGGAATTATTCTTTCCAAAGACACTCTTAAAAGACCATCTTTCAATTCAGCGCCTTTAACTTTTACATCATCAGCGATTGTGAAAGATTTAGAGAAGTATCTTTTAGCGATTCCTTTATGTAAGATTTCGCCATCAGATTTTATCTTCGTTTCATCATCAACCTTTTCTTCTTTTTTAGATTTGATTGATAGTACACCTTCTTCAAGGTTTACTGTTATGTCTTTTTTATTATAACCAGCGAGAGCAATTTCAATATCATATTTGTTCTTACCTTGTTTTACGATATTGTAATGCGGAAACGCAGGTACATTTGCCACGTTGAAAATGTTTCCATCGTCATTAAACATTCTTTCAAAATGGTCAAACACATTGTCAAACCCTACGGTTACTGGTCTTAATTGATTGAAAATAGATAGTGCTTTATGATTGGTCATATTAACCTCCTTTTGTTAAGCAAAGTTATTTTCTATGAGAACCCAATAAGGCGTTCTCTTATATTATATAAGAACTATTTATAAAATTACAAGCCCTTATATGTGGGTAGTTTTAGAGAGTGAGTGCCAGATATACCTGGTTGACTCTCAAGGAACTACCCGATCCCATCTATACCCCTACAAGGTCTTATGAACAGCCTCGTAGTAATAATATATATAATATTCAACACAGACGGCATAGAATTCCTTAAATTTTCTTTACTTTTTCACCTTTAACCCACTTATAACCAAGATATTCATCATTAAGTTTCTGTGCTTTTCTGATTATCTTAGCTCGTTCTTTGGCTTTTTCACGTTTGATTTCAGACGGTTTCTTATAATATCTTTTATCTCTTATATCCTTGATAATGCCTGCCTTCATTATTTTTTTCTTTAATACACGCATAGCTTTTTCAAGGTTACCGCCTCTTACTTCAACTGTAATACTCACTACTTTTCACCTCCGTTCTTATTTGATGGTTCATAAACTGGTATTTTATCTGGACCTAAATCTAGGTCGTGGTATGTATTGGGTTTATAATTATTGTAATCAGGCAACGGAGCGTGCCCTCCAATACCTTTCTTAATCTCATCACTTGTAAAGGCAGGTTTTTTACTCTTATCTAAACTACCTAATACAGCAGCAGATCCAGGTTGTAATTTCTGAACCTTGCCTCCCTTTTCTAAAAACTTTTTCATTAATTCGTCCCTTTCTTCCTGGGACATTTTAGGTTTTTGATCTCTATCGTAATCGTATATACCCACTATTTAACACTCCTTTTATGAGTTTCTATATTGTTTACAAAAACTCTAATCAACCTAGAAACATCTACTGTTTCCTCTTTTAATGTTTTAGGGTGTATAAAAATAACCCTAGACTCATTAACTTTCATTTTTGACTTATCATCAACTACAACAGCGCTGTCTGTATTCTTACGCCAATCGTGTGAAGAATATCCTAATACATCTTTCATATAGTCTCCTTGTAAGAAAACTTGTGGCCATTTCTGGCCACAAGCGGACTTACACTATGGATAGGTTTAGACAGTAAAGTTATCTTCACTATCATCCTCACTATCATCGGATTCTTTTTCTGATAAGATTTCTGCCTCTTCGGCCTTCTTCTTATCAGCAAGAATTTGGTCTACTGAAGCACCACTATCAACTTTAGTGTACAGGTCAACAAATGATGATTTAGTATCATCATCAAATCTATTTGTACAGACAGCGATTGCCTTCATTTTATTTTTAAATATCCCATATGCCTCAGCAATATGTACTAGTCTTCTGGTACTGATTATCTCATCAACACCGCCGTCGGTATAAGTTTTTCTTATAACGTCAGCCCAAGTTACTAGATTGTGGGCAAATTTTTGATCTCTTTTACCTGCACTTGCAAGTGAATTTGAAACAATTTTTTCTTCTATTTTAGCAGAAGGATATTGTTGTTCAAATGTTACTGGAAATCTTTCAAGGAATGCCTCGTTAAGAACATTAGTACCGATAAACTTACCGTCATCACTACCTTGACCTTTAGTGTTAGCAGTTGCAATCACATTAAAGCCAAATTTAGGTTTAACAAATTTGTTTATCTTTTTAACATAGACACCCGAACCTTCAAGGATAGGTTGTAAACACATAATCTTATTACTTGCAAGGTCTATCTCATCAAGTAAAAGAACAGCGCCTCTTTCCATCGCCTCAATTACAGGACCATTCTGCCAAACAGTTTGACCATCTTTAAGTCTATAACCGCCTAGTAAATCATCCTCATCGGTCTCAATTGTAATATTACATCTAATCATTTCCCTTTTAGCAACAGCACACGCCTGGGTTACAGCAAGAGTTTTACCGTTTCCAGAAAGTCCTGTTATAAATGCAGGATAAAACTTTTTAGAAGTTATAATATTTTTGATATCTGAAAAGTTTCCAAAGTTTACGAAATTAGTATCCTTTGAAGGTACAACATTGTCGGTTAATGAACTAACAATATATGCAGCCTTTGTATCAGTAGTAGAAGTATCAACTGAATCTACTACAGGTGAATCATCAGCAGTATCATCAATAAGAAGTTTATAAACTCCTCTATCAACTTTAAACTTGTCTGATTTCAACCAAGAAGGATTTTTGATTACCTTCTTTTTAACAAGAGCATTTATTTCTGCCCTAGTCACCGTATCTTTTTTATACGTATCTTTCAATACTTTAAGTACGGATTTTTGTGTTTTTGATAACTCAATCATAATATATAAGTCCTTTCATTTAAGTTATACTTTATGCTATCATTATTTGTATTAAAAGTCAAGCATAAAAAAGCGTTATATTCCCTCATTTTTATGCAATCCTCTTAATAAAATTCTGTAATAATACTCTGGAATTGATTCTTTTTTTCATTCCTGACATAAACATCTTTTTAAGTGTTCTTTTATTAGTCAAATCTTGCGAATCGTCCATTACTTTATTTGATACTCTAGTGCCTGAATTGACATAAAAGTAAACATCATAAGCAGTACTGTAGTCAGGGATAAACTTATCCTTACTAAACATTTTTCTTGCCAATATTTCTTTATTATAAGGCACTCTAATTTGGTATCTTAATTCTCTATATTTTGATACTAGATAAAAACCGATAGTTTGTAAATCGTATTTCTTTTTAAGGTATCTTAACATAACACTTGTAAAATCATTCTTATCATTCCAATAACTATCAGCAAGTACATACTTGTTATTAAGTTTTAACCATATCTCTCCACTATCATATCTTCCCATACTATTTGAAGCGCCATCAGTTAAAGTTACTAAAGCAAGTTTATCTGTTTTATAGTCATTTTTAAATTTCTTAATAATATGATCCATTGCAACCAACGACTCATTAAGAGGTGTTGATGATAGATAATATTTGTCTGGTATACTAGGTACTCTTTCCCTATCTGGATTTCTCCAGTTATAATAATCTCCAAAATACATTGCAGCCCTATGTACTATTTGAGCAACTCTCATATAGTCAACTTTAGATTGTTTATGACTAAACAATTTTACTAATTTTGTAGCAGCGTCTGGTCTTATTGATTTAGGGGTTACTGAAAAACCTGAATCTGTATAATCATCTTTACCTGTTGTTCTATGGTTATTCATAAACGCATAAACTGAAAAAGGTATATTAATCTTTTTACAGAATAAAGTTAAGTTTAATAATTGTTCTACTGTCGGTAGTAAATGTTTTTGCATTGATCCCGACCAATCAAGTAATAAAATCATACCGTGATTTTTTTGATTTGGTACAGTAGTAATCTTTTTAAATATATCTTCAGCAAATTTATAACTATGTAATTTTAATGGGTCAATAATACCTGTTTTATCCTGTGAAGCACGAGCATATAACTTGGCATTTTTTTTCATCTCAAATTCTTTAACAAGATAGTTTACAACATTAGAAGACTCTTTTATAAATTCTTGTGTTTTAATTTTTGCATTATTAATATTATCTCTATCATAATCTGAATTGTGATTTTGAGAATCATAAACAGCGATATCTCTAATAAATTCTTTGTAGTCAATAATTAATTTTTTAAGATTAACTTTTGGTAATTCACAATACGATCTCTCCCTACACTTATCATCTGTAAGTCCTTGGATAGCAGTATCATAATTCTCATTAGTTATTGATCTTAAAACTGGAGAAGGTTCTCCCCCAGCACCTGTATTACCTACTTGACTTTGTTTATCATCTGATTTTTTATCATCATCTTTTTTATCATCTGATTTAGGAGTAGGATTTTCTTCTTGGTCTTTTTTATCTAACCATTCTTCTAATTTATCTTTACTATCTTTACTATCATCATTACTACCACTATCTGATTCTGTTTCAGTACTTTCACCGTCTTTTTTCTCGGCAGAAGGATCAGGTATAGGTGTATATATTTTAGCAATCTTTGGTTGTTTTTTAATTTCTTCTTTACAATGTCCTAATATATCTTCAGCAAGTTTTAAAACATCATCAAAGGATTTACAATCGTTAACAGCGTCAACAAAGTAATTCTCTTTTTTACTGAAATTGAAATTTAATCTTTTTGAAGATTTATAGTATAGGTTGATTTTATCAATCAATGCAAAATTCTTTAAATCTCTTCCTTTAGTACCAAAGAAATTATCTTTGTACATTTTAGCAAAACCTTTTAAATAGTCATTTACTAAACCAGGATATTTTTTCTGTATAAGTTTATCAATTCTTGCGTCTTCAATAACGTTTACAAATGATCTAAATTCTTTGGATCTATTTCCCATATCTTCCCAAGAATCTGAAGGTGTATGTAAAGCGTGAGCAACTTCGTGCCCAACTAACATATCGTAAACGTGTTTTGATTTATGTTCCTCTTTAAATATAGGAATTGTTAAAATTCTATTTTTGACATCAAAGGAAGCAGTCTGTACTTGGTTCTCTTGTACTTCAATATTTTCAGTAGCAAGTAATTTTGCAAGTTGCGACTTATTTTTCATAGTGTCTTTTTTCATAATATACACTTATGCTATACTATATTGATTAATAAATCAAGCATAAAATGGTACGGGAAATAAGGGTTTTTAGGAATAATTTT